TCCTTGGCTAGGATTTCTATAACCTTTTCTTTTAGGTAGTCGGTTTCCTTTTCGTATCGTGCCTTTCTACACTCTGCCATTTTATTTTACCTCGTCTACTTATTTTTTTACTACCGTGAGTTTATCACCAAGTCTTTCTATCGCAATTTTTCTAGTTTCATTATATATCATCTGTTCTTCTTGCTGTATCAAAAGTTCTTCTTCTGTTGGTGGTTTAGGTTCTGGTTGTTTTTCTGGCTCTGGTATATTTTCTACTATCCACTTACCATCTATAAATCTTATAAATTGCTTATCTGTAAAAGTAGGAGGTTTTGTTAATGTTGTATTAGGTGGATACATATAAATATTTTTATCAGCTTTTTTACTTTCTAATGGGTCAAGTTGTAAATCCACTACTCCCACAAACTCTTTAGTTTCACTTGAATAACAATAACCTATCATAAATCACCTCTCTAATATTTTATAATATGATGTACGCCGTAAGCCTTACCTGATGTTTCAGTACCAGTACGTGGGGTTCCGTTTGTCCCGTCAGTGTACGGGCTGTATATTCCGACGTACCCTTGCCCTGCTGGATTTGCAGTACAACCAGCTATACCTGTTAAAGCCCCTGGTATAATGTGGCCACCAGCGCCCATCCAGTTCTTCCCACCAGCGCCATAGTTTCTTAATTCGTGAGAATGCCCTTGTCCTTTATCATCAACTTTTGTAGCTAATGCAATAACTGTGTTACTTACAAAAGCCGTAGGAGTTCCAACTCCTCTTAATGTTGCTGACCTTAAATCTGGTATATTAAAAGTTGTACTTCCATCACCAGCACCCCAAACAGTCCCTATCGCTGCGAATAAAGCTGCATAAGTTGCTCTACTAATTGCACTACCATCGCAATCCAAATATCCAGTAGGAATGTCAGCTCCTGCCCAAGCACCTGTAAATCCTGCTGGAACCGCTAGACCGCCAACTGGTACAGCCAGCCCGTTTTTCAAAGTCTTACTATCAACACCGTCCCATTGAGGTATGTTATTGTTTGTATTTGTTGCAGGGCCTAAAACATCACCAATACCACCGCCAGTCTCCTGACCGCCGTTTAGATAATCTTGTACAGTTTTGAAAAGCTCTTGTAAGATAAAACTATCAACCTCACCTTCTTTAATAAGAGGATTAAGGTCTAGGTTTATCATACGTTTCCACCACTATCTTCTGTATTATATGGCTTGAATTTGTTGCCAAGAACTGCGGTATAGATTGAATAAGAAGGGATTTCTATTAATTCATTTTTGGCATATCCCATAACACGCCACTTTTTACTTCCACCACTAGGCGGAGCAACAGGTGTTGCCATTAAAATATTATCACCATCTTCTCGTACTGTGACTTCGTATCCCTGAACATAATCGTCATCTTCAAAGTATATCCAGTATCCTTTTATATCTGTGTTCCAATCATAATCAGCGGGCGTGTCGAGAGTCACCCTCATTGGTGTTGCAGTATCATCAACTGTAGCGGTACATCTATCGTCACTCTTTTCTATCTCTGTCCAAGCAGGGCTTATTCTGACTTGCTTGGTATAAAACCTTACGTTACCACCAGCAGGGAAATATCGGATTTCTTCAATGTCTTCCGTATTGAGCCATTCAAACCCTGGCGTTCCCCAGGGAATATATCTACCGCCCCAAATAATTCCGTCTCTACGTCTGATTTCTGGCATGGTCGAAAAGTTCTTGTACCCGTTATTAGCACTACTAACCAGGACCGAAACATCACTTATGTTCTTAATCCTAACCATTATCTTTCCACCATACTTTTTGGCTTCTTTTGTGCCTGCAAAAAGTTCAGTTGAAATATAATCGTAAGGTATATGTTTGTTGCTCCAATCAACAGGCATAACACCTGTAAACTCTGGCCTTGTATCATTTCTATATAGCCAATCGTGTTTATATATTATCCCGTATTTATCTCCTCTTATAAGATCCCCACTACTATCAACCAACAAAGCAGTTGGAAAAAATATAGAAGGATTAGACCAAGTGGTAAAACAACTCTCGCCCCTAATCCCTTTCTTTTCATCCAACACGAACAGGGTGTCATTTTCAGTCCCACTTGCACAAGCCCAATAAACTAAGCCATTAACCTTGTCATAAGCAGATACTATAGACTCACCCTTGCCGTCTTTTATTAAACTCTGATAAGTCTTAAGAAAACTATCTGAGATTAAAAACGCCCTATAACCATCTGTATAGGCAAAGCCCTGGTTGCTGGCAAATACTAGCCCTGCGTCTAATTGGATAATAGAATTATTAGATTCGCACCCTATTGTAGAAGAAATAAGAGTTTTTACAACCGTTCCTGAGCCATCATCTGCATACACGCCCTCAACTCTCCAGCATTTATCTTTAGCAAATACTATTGGGAATGTTCTTATGTATGACAGTCCTGTAATATCTGAATCGAAATCTTTATATGAATCCTCTGGGCAACTGTCAATATCACCAGTTTTAGAAAGTCTTAGTCTAAAGCCCTTCTCCTCTCCGGCTTCCTTTATATTAGCGTAATACCCTGTTCCTTCAACGACAGCAACATACTTAGCCAAAGGTGGCTCGTCATTATCAAGTACCCCACCCTCGGCATATAAGGATAATTCAGCTAAAAGATCTGCGTCTGTCATGTTATCCGTAAAAGTAGTCGTTGCGTTAGTAACATCTCCAACCTTATATGATGCAGTCCCGCCATCCTCTGTTCTGTATATATATATTTTAAGTGTAGTCGTGTCGTAGTTAAGAGTGGTTCCGTTAGCCAAAACTGGTAGAATGGTAAAGTCTACAGTATTAGCTCCACTGAGCGCACCGTTCGATGTTACTGTCACATACTCTACACCACCAAAATCCTCATACACCACACTGCCTACATTGTACTGGTAGAAGTAACAAAACGCATATAGATACGAATTGGCTCCAGCACCAGCACTAGGCGTGGCAATAACCGCAGATATGTCAATTCTAGGAAGCCCTGCTGTCCTTACTTGCCATACACCAACAGCATCTTTATAAACCTTTACCGGCTTGGCATAAGCGTTGTTTGAAAATAGTATGTGATTTTGCCACAGAGTATGAGAGAATTTATTGATTTCTAATCCAACATCAAAGGCTTGATTATTGGTAGGTCCCTTAAGTTCGGTGATTGGACTACCTATGTTATATATATGCCTTGCTGACAGGGCAAATTTGTCACCTTCTTCTATTAAATATCTTAAGGCTTTATTATTTGGTATCCAAAAGTTAGTATTATCTATAACCCTAGAACCAGGACGTTTAAGCAAACCACCTTCGTCAGATATTAGAAAGTTGTCTAATCTCTCGGCTTGGTTTTCCTTGCCTAACTTAATATTATCGGTTATTCCACCACTGAAATCGGATATGACCACTAAACATACCTCACCGTAAACTCTATAGTATTATCATTAGAGAAAATATCAAAAGTACTTATACTTGTCCTAATAACTACAGGATACCAAAGCTCATTAACCGCAGGTCCTGCGGTTATAATAAACTGCATAAGGACATTATTAAACTCAAACCCTAGAGGCATCGTAACATTCTGGGAATATATCCCCACCCCTACTAATACCCACGCACTTGCGTCAACATCTCGGCTGGTTTTAATAAATGATGGGGAGGTAATAAGAGACGAGTTTACTCCGTCGTGGGTATGGTCGTTTAATAGCTGGGCGTTAGTATTAGTATTAGTCATCCATGCGGTTGAACTCTCATCACCAGCGTCGTTTAATATAAATCCGTACCCTAAAACTATCATGTCAAATCTCCTTTAGCCAAGCGAATATCTTTCTTTTGTACATATATCTCAAATTATGCTGGTTCTTATTGGCTTCTTTTTCAAAACAAATATTATGATATGCTTTCATGTGGCTGTACTTAAATCTATTGTATAAATAATGTAGAACATAAATAACATAGAACCCAACAATAAGTGTTTCTATCTGTTGCTCAAAATGTATTCTTTCGTGATTGATTAGAACGTCATCAACCTCATCTCTTAATATTATAAAAGGAAATAGAATAACGCCGTCTATTTTAAAGCGGTTTAAATCGTTCAACAAATCACATATCCAATTACATCTTATAATCATACTAAACCTCTTGAAAAACAACCCTTTTTATGGTATAATAACGACATGAAAAAACTATTTTTGATAGGGGTTTTAAGCCTATTTTCTTGTGGACAAGTACCAGAAGATTGCGAAGATTGTGAAGTTTACTCAATAACTTGTAAGCCTCCGTTTTCTGCCTTTGTAGGCAAACCAGTACGCCTTTGTAAAGACGAAGCTGGTAATTATCTAATTGCGTCTGAAACCGAGCCAGCCGAAGAAAATAAGTTCTAATCATTTTGTCTCCTATGTATATTCTGCAACGTCGGTGCTTCCAGCATCGCCAACTGTTCCGGCTGTTCCGGCTGTTCCATTAACGGCTGTTGCTCCTCCAAGCTGTGATTTTGTCCCAGCCCCACCAGCTCCACCACCGCCACCAGCAGTTACAGTCAGAGTAGGTGAAACGTCTCCACCAGTCCAAG